TCTCATCAGATAAGCGAACTCCAGCACTTCAAAATCAATTTCAAATTCTAAAGCTGATTGCGTTTTATAGCTCCTTGAAACTTTAGTGATAATCATATCTTCTATCGTTTCGACAGTAGAAATTGTACAAAGTGTTTTCTTTTGCCACAACTCCACTATTTGCTCATAGACACTTTCAGCATTTTTTGTTACCAAATCAGTTAAAATTACTGAAATACTATATTTTCTGTTGCTGTGTGACACATTACTACTTATTAATGTACTATCCCTATCTTCAAGCGAGTGTGTTTTAACACTGCTTCCTCTCTCATCACTTTTAATTTGTACCCATTCAAGCGGAATATCATTAATTTTACATCTTTCAGCCTCTTCAAAAAGAGTGTATCCGTATCTATCCTGGAAAAATTTATTAACTTCATCAGGATAGGCGAGAGCAATGCCGTAAGCAGTTGCTCCAGCAGTTCCTAAAAAACTATTTAAACCTATGCTGTAACCTTTGTTTTTTGCTCCCTCATAAGCCATTTTTCCTAAGAAATCGCCTTTTAATTTTTCCTTGCTGGCATTCAAATTGCTAAAGTCCATTGTCTAACCTCCCATTGCTATAAATTTCTCTTCAAAGAACTCTCTCAAGATTTCTTTAATTGTTCTTTTTAAATCTTTAGTATCTCCACCTGTATTTTCAATAACCACAGTTGGTGCAAATGTGTATTGATTATTTCCACCACTGCTTTTGCTTGAACCAGAACTTGATTTTTTGCTGTCAATTGATTTTTTAGAAGAATTTCCGAATTGGTCTCTCATCATTCTTCTTGTTGCTTCAGCAGTTGAAATTCTAGTACCTTGTGGCAAATTCATGGTCATCTCTTCATTAGCTAAGAACTGTTGTCCACTTGGCAACCTAATCATTTCTGCACCTTTTTCGGCTACTGTAACGGGTCCACCTTCCCATGATTTGTCTCCTATGTAACGTCCTTTTCCACCACCAAGAAATCCAAGCCAAGAAGGTGGCTTGATTTTAAACATTCCTGCTATCTTGCTGGCGATTCCACTTACTGTTCCTGCCAATCCATCGAAAAAGCCTTTAATCGAATTGATTACTCCTTGGGCAATACTTTTTGCCTTATTAAAATTTGTAGTAAAAAATACTGCAATTTTATTAATGATTGCTCCAATTGAATTTATAACTCCTGAAATAACTGACAATATTGCTCCCATAACGCTTGCAACCACTCCAATTATTGCTGAAAATACACCAACTACAACTCCAGTAATGCCAGCAAACACCCCAATTACCACTTGAGCAACTGGAACTATCGCAGAAATTAATACAGCTCCTATTTGTAATACGATACCGATAACAGGCATTAGAGCTGTTCCGATTTGGATTGCCAAATTAACAATTACAGCAAGTGTCTGCAAGATTGGAGCAAGTGCTGGCGTTAGCATAGTTACGATTTGCATAAATCCACTAAAAGCCATACTAAGCATATTCCCAATACTTCCTAAATCAAGCGAACTCCAAAACGAGTTAAAGGCATTCATAATGTCTCCAAATATTTGACTTATTTGTCCGAAATTGATTCCACTTATCATTTGCCCAACTACTTGAGCAACTTTTCCAGCAAGAGAAATAATGCCGTTTAATACTCCTGCGATTCCGTTTGTAAGTCCTTCTCCACCGATTCCACTAAATGCTTGAGATATAGTTTGTCCTATGCCTTTTAAAGGTTCTAACAACGGAGCAAAATTTAATTTCCCAAAAACACTCAATATTCCGTCTAATGCTCCATTAGCCATTCCAGCAAGTCCAGTAAATGCCCCTTGCAAATCTTGAGCCATTTTTTGTCCCATAGGAGTATTCAACAACTGATTTACTTTAGTAAGTAATCCGTCCATGGCTTGCTGCCCTGCATTTTGTGCTTGCTGCCAAACTTTACCAAAAGTTAATGGCATTTGATTATATTTTGCTTCTATATCATCAGCACTTCCCAAAACAGCTTTTTTGATTACATCAGACGTTATTTTCCCTTCTGAACCCAATTTTTTAAGCTGTGCCATGGATACTCCCATGCTTTCAGCTATTTTTTGAGCCAATATCGGAGCATTTTCCATTACTGATCTAAATTCATCTCCTTGTAGCTTTCCAGAAGTCATTGCCTGATTTAATTGATACATGGCTGATTTCGCTTCTTCTGCTCCAGTTCCTGATACTTTAAACGCTTTATCTAACGTACTTGTAAATTTAACAGCTTCATCATCATTAAATAGTCCTTTAGTAAGCATTTTTAACTTAGCAATCGAATCTAGTTGAGCTCCATAATCCGCCCCACTACTTTGAGATGCTTTAAATGTTTTTTGTTTTAATCCGGCAACATCATTTGTTACCATTCCAAGTCTCGAATTTCTTAATGAATTTTCGTCAGATGCTTTAGCTATCCCTGCAAAGCTAAGTCCACCAGTAAGTCCACCAATCATACTGCTAATCATTCCAAATTTACTTAATTTTCTGAAAATACTGGAAATTTTATTTCCTATTTCTTTTAATTTAGATCCGAATTTCTTTAAACTTTCTCCTTTAAATGCTTTTTTTATTTTCTCTCCCAATTTAGGAAACAAACCTCCTAAAGAACTACCGATACCTCTCAAGCCATTGAATTTATCACGAATCGAATCTAAGCCTGAAGCGGCTCTTTTACCAATTAACGGTATTTTTTCAACTCCGTTTATTAAGCCATTAGTAAGGTTTTCAAATTTAAAATTTTGGATTTTACTTTTTAATTGCGAAACACTAGGAATCAAGCTAGTCATTTTTGATTTTAATTTTTCAAATCCTGAACCACCAACTTTATTTCCCAATTTTGACAATTTTTCTTCAACTTTAGTTGCGGCTGGCAGTAAAGATTGCATTTTTGATTTTAATTTGTTCAAAGGACTGTCTTCGGATTTTATTTTCATCAATATTTCTAATTTGTTTCCACCAGCCATTTTATTCCTCCTCTTCCTTGAAATCCATCATTGCTCTTATCCATTGAAAAAATCTAATGTTGCTCATATCAAGAACAATATTAGGGTCTTTTATTCTTTTTTTTACAATAAATTCCCACCTTAATTTGATTAATGGGTCTTCGTATTGCTCCTCTGCTACTTTAATTTCATATTCAATTTTCTTTTTTTCTTCTCTTTCGACTTTTCCATAAAGGTAGCAATCACCTCACACAATTCAACTAATGCTTCTGAATCGTTTTCAAAAAATTCAATTTTTCTAGCTTCCTTTGGAAATTCAACCATTTTAGGCAAAAGAATACTCGCAAATGTAAAGTAGTCATTATTTGCTACTAAATTTAAGTATGTTTTTTGATATAATTGTAAATTTTGTGGTTTAGTCAACTGAAAATCAAAAATCTTTGTATTTCCTTCTGCGTCCACATATATCTCTTGCCCCTTAATATTTAATCTTCCTAGATTATCAATAAAAACATTGTTTTCTTGTTCTTTTTCTTCTTTTTTTTCATTTTCTTTATTTGCCATTTTCTATATCCTCCTAAACTTTCTCATCATATTTTGCACATTGAATTGTATACTCAATGTCGACATCTTTTGTGTTATTTTTTCTCTCTCCACCTTTTTGAATAGAAACACCTTGTCCGTTTCCGACAATTTTGTTCATTCCTGTATTATCTATATATGTCAAAGTCCCTAAAACTCCATTTGGATTAGCATTACATTTAGCCAAGAATATATCATCATCAGACCCTTTTACTGTCGTCAATTTGATTTCTCTTTTTGTAACTCTTGTTTGAATCGTTGGGACATTTCCTTTGATGTCAGGGTCACCCATTGTATGACTGTCCTCGGTTGGATTGTTCTGTATCTCTTTAGCTTCTTTAATCATATACGTTCCTATTCCTGGAAACGTAATAATTAAATCCACCTTACTTAAATCAATCGACTTTTCTAAAAAATTATTTCCCATTTTCTACCTCCTTATGCTGCCAATGGTTCATCGTGCCAAACCAATGTAACTTCAATTTTTTCTATTTCTGTACTGATTGTAAAATCAATTTTTACATTTCTAAGTGTACGATTGATGTAATCATCTACAGTCAATCCTGTTTGTGCCGAAGTGTCTTCAATACTTGGAACTGTAACTTTAAACAAGTATTCACCACTATTATTCTTAGCAACTGCTCCTTGTTTCCCCATTGCTAACATTACTCTATTCAATAATGCTTCGACTTTAGGAATACCTTCGCCGTCCATTGTTGTATTTTTTTCTTCAATTAGCATTCTAGACAAATTAGTTTCAATGTTATGTACAATTGCGTCTATCTTAATCGTTTGGTCTGCATGTCTAACACCGTCAGCACACCAAGAGCCACTTGTCACAGCGTTATATCCAACAAAACTTCTAGTGTAATTAATATTCCCTTTCTCATTATTGCTTTCTTCTGTCAAAGTTTTAGCTGACGGATCTGCTCCTAATATTCTTCTGTCGATCCAACGTCCATTAATTCCTCGAGCAAATGTGTAAGCTGGCAATCCAAATATATCCAAGTTTCCGCCTTCAGCTTTTCCTGCCATAAAATATATTCTTACACTTTCTTTTAATTTGTTATTCTCAGCTGTTGAATTTGCCACAATTGCAAACTTAACGTTTCTAGTTAGCCATTTAGCCAATGCCTTTGTAAATTCCTCATCATAAAAATCTACAATCACACCGTAAAAATCGCCAGTCGGTAAACTATCTAAAAATTCTTCATTTGGTGTTGCTTTACTTGCACAATACCAAACATCTGGCTGAATTACATTCCCATCGCTATCCTCTTGTGACAAAAATGTTTCCACACCTTTATACATTTTAGAATTAGCTCCAAAATCTGTTTTAACATCATCCAATTTTGTGTATTTCTTATAAGGTTTATCTTCCTCTTTAGTTATAAATAAGACTTTTCCAAAATCGCCTAGCAATAAAGGCTTTGTTGGTCTTACTACCGTTACTTTTATTTTCTTAGCCATTCTCTACCTCCGTTTTTACTTCTACATCTTTTATTAATTGTCTTGTTCTCTCGCTTGTTTCTCGCCAATTTATTTCCACATCAAAACTGAATCTGTAAATATACTGGCTACCTTCAAGGAAAGTTAAATCTTTTATTTCTATCTCGTCATCGCTTAATCCAAATCCGTTCCTAACTAAGTCGTGTCTTTTCTTAAAAACTATTACTTCAAGTAATTCACTTGCCATTTCTTCTGCCCTTGCTTGTGTTGGAGCATAGAAATCAATTTGGAAATAAGCAACAACTAATCTCAAAGCCTTTTCCTTAATCTGTGTATCTGTCTTTTCGACGGTTCTATATGCACTGTATGCTGACTTGTTAAGACTTATCGTATGCATAACAGCACATTCTGCTGGCTTTTTAGCTACATAATTATCACGAATAACTTGGAAGTTTACAAAACTGGCTAACAATTTTCTTAATATTTCATTTTTCATTCTTGCACCCTTTCAATATAATAAATTCTAAGTTCATCGTGTTTCATATAGTTCTTTGTCGTTGTTACAATATAGTTGTTTCCTTCAAATTCAATTTTATTTTTCAAGTCTATATCTATATAGCAGTATATCTTTTTGCTATCTAGAGTAATCTGTATTCCTTGTTCTATAAGCATACTTATGTCCTGTCTATTAAGATTAAATACAGCCCCCTCAAATTCTTTACTTTCATCGACTTCAACCAGTTCCGAGTTAATCCACTTGCTTGTTCTTTTTGATATTTTGCACTTGCTGAAAAATCTTTTTGGAATAAATGTTTTGTGTGCCATTTTATACCCCCACAATTTCGTAATCTATTGAATGAAATAAAGAATGTGTATCAATAAGTGGTGTGCTTTGTCCCTTAGCCTTTACAGTTTTGGGGTCGTTTGCCACAAAATTACCACTCATTATTGTTTTCTTTATTTTCTGAACTACAAAAGTTCCTAAATTTTCATAAGCCTGTTGTCCTGTTATTCCACCTTGAATAACTTGTTCAACTTGCTTTTTTATATATTCTTTTATTTCATTTTGTGCTTTATCAGTACCTACCGACAATCTAAAAAAAGGTCTAGCTGGTATTTTACTTGTTCCGTATTCGTTGAATATTGCATACTCTTGAACATCCGTATTACTTTTCAAACTTCCACCACTCCAAAGCACTCCTACCTTCACGGCATGTGTCTGCAAATATTTTAATTCCTTATCCAACTTTTCCAACGCTTCTAATTGATAAATTATTTCAGCCATATATCCGCCTCACAACACTTTCAATCTTTTCTCTCTTATTAGCAACAAAATCCACAAATGTGTAAGAAATATCGTCGATTTTATAACTCTTATACTTCCCACTCTCTTCATCCATACCGTTTATAAAGTCGTTCACAAGCATACAAAGCTCATATTTAAGCCAACTAGGTAGTTCATCGTATCCAGCCTTATAAGTTATTTCAATCGCTTGTTCTTTACCACAGCAAGAACAACTCTTAAACTTAGTTATCTCAATATAATTCCTGCGACTTTTATATTCATCGTCAGAATCAATATTTACAATTTCAACAACTGGACGTTTATTTAAGTAAATCCGCTTATTATAATCATAATCCTCTGTGAGTGTTTCAATTTCTAATTTATATCCAGTCATATTTTCAATTTGACTAATTGCAACGCTAAGCAAGGTTTCAACCCTAGCTTTTTCATTATCTGCTAAGGTTGTGCCTGCTATTTTTTCATAGTCCTCTACTGTTATCAGCATTCAAACCACCTCTATTTTACTTTTAATACTGAGAACGCTTTAGGTCTGATTACTCCTCCACCTATTCTTATTCTTGTGTAGTATTCAGTTATTCTTTCATTTACTTTTCTGTTCAGTTCTTGCTCAAATCCATTTTTTTGATAGTAAGCGTAACCTTTTCCAAAATCACAGAATACTGCTGGATATTTGCCTGTGTCTATGTCTTCTAAAAATTCTTCGACATATACTGGATAACCATTAAATTTCATTGTTGCACCTTCAAGAATGTTCATCCACAAATATCTGCCATCGCCATCTTTCCATAACTTCATTTCCTCATAAAGTTTAGGTGAAACATAGTAAGCCGATCCTTTTCTATAACTTGCTTTCATTCCTGTTTCTAGTTTTACTAAGTCATCGGCTGTTACTTTTTTGGTTGCTGCCGTCGTAATAGCTGCACCAGTTACTGTTGCATTTGTTAAAAATCCCTCAATAAATTGTTCTGTTGAAGCGTTATATGGTCCTTTTACAGTTAATTCAGACAATGTTTGCCCAAACTCTTCTGATATTGCTTCTTTAAGTTCTCCAACCATATCAAATGCACTATCTTGTACCAGTTCATCAGTAATTGGGTATCTTACTTGTCTATATCCCGCTCTTAATTCGACATGAGTATATCCAAGTGTACCGTCTTGAGTATTCCCTTGCCCTTCTTTCACGATTTGGTTAGCTGGTGTTATATCATTTCTTACTGGTATCTTGATGTAATCTCCACTTCCTGTATAAAATTTACCTTTCATCAGAAAATTTGATGTTTCCTTTGTTTCTTTCAAAATCTCATGTGATAAAATTGTTGGTATCAATACAGTTGCTTGTCCTGTTCCTATTGCAGCTTTTTCTAATCCCTCAATGCTTTTATCTCCTGTTCTCAGATATTTTTCAAAAGCATTTCTTGCTTTCTTTTCTTCTGTTTCAGGATTTGGGACTCCTTTTTTCATAAGTTCGTCTAATGCTCCTGCCATTTTTTCTATTTCTTCATTAGATTTGTTAAGTTTTTCTTCCAAATCATTAATTTTAGCTGCCTTTTCTTCTAATTCTGTTAGTTTTTTCCCTGCTTTTTCGATGTCTTCCGTGTTTTTGTCTATTCCTTTTTCTATATCTTCAATATTTTTTGGCATATTATCATCTCCCTTATTATTTTTATTTATATTGTTATCGCCTTTTACTGTTTGCACAGTCGCTCCAGGTACTGCACCTTTTAAAACTACACTACCCTCAATTACTTCAATTTCTTTAATTATCCTAGCGTCAACTTCGCCTTTATCAGTCTGTATCTTTCCCCATTCTCTTTGTTTTAGAATTCCACCGACCGACATTTCATAATTTGCTCCGCTTTTCATCATTGAATAAACTTTCTGTGCGTCCTTATTTATTGCATTTCCGTTTTCATCAGTAGACAAATCAAGTTTAGCTATGAATTTAAGATTTCCTTTTTCGTCCTGATATACTTTCAACGTCCCAAGCTCTTTGCTCCATTCGTGCATATGCAATAAAAAATAAGTTTCATCTTTATTTACTTTATCTAATGCTTGTCTATCAAAATAATCTCCGTAACTGTCAATAACACTGTGAGTTATCAACTGTCCTTCGATTATTCCTTTTTCTTCCGTGTCTTTTTTCAATACCATTTCGACACTTTTATTAAATTTTTCCACTTTACACCTCCCTATATTAATTCACAATGGCAATTTATAATTTCACTCGCTGGTGCTCCCAACTGATGAGGATGTTTCAATCCACAACTAAAAGTTTCATTTGCTGGGATAGTTTCCTTATCACATTTTAAATGGCTTTCCCTATCAGTTTTTCCGCCACCAACATGCCACCAAGTCTTTTCCAGTCCTGCCTGCTCCAATCCATTGTGATACGTTGTTGTTGCAGTAGTGGCTGTTTCAGTTCTTGCAATAATCATTGCCCTTTTCTTTTCCATACCTTTTACTTTTTGAGTTATCTCTTTTGCAATATCCTTAATATTCGTACCACTTTCCTGCCCACGAACTATGATTTTATTTAAAATATCTTTCGTGGTTTTAGTAATATTTGTTACCTTTTCAACAATTACCTTTTTACTTAACGCTTTTAATGTTTTATTCTTAACTGCTGGAATTAATTTTTCATCAATGCCACGATGCGTAATTAAAAAATTAGATGTTTCACTTACTGTTTCGAGTATTCCTTTTTTTAATTCATTGAATAATTGACTGCTAAATGTTTCCCAAGCGAACTCGCTTAAAAACATCTGTTCATTTACATCAATTTCTCCACGTAACTGCTTAAAAACAAGTCTTAATCTGTTGAATTGCTTTAATATCAACCTGTTTCGCATTTTCAATTGCCTTTTTGCAAGTATTTTTTTTTGTGAACTGGTCAGCTTAACTTTCTTTGTTTTCTGCTTCTTCTTCGCCATCGTCTTCCTCCTCAACTGGTTTTACATCTTCGTATACTTCTTTGAGCGGCGTCATTGATGTACTGATTAAAATATCATCTCCATTTTCAATTGGCGGATATTCAAGCTCGGCTCTTTTTTCGTTTATTGTCAGATAACTAAGATTATTAAGCATCGCCATTTTTTCTTTTCTGTCCTCTTTCAACACTCCAATCGTACTCGTATCGAAATCTATGTATTCGTTACTTTCTAACTTGTCTTTCATTATATTGTTAAGATGTTCAGCTATTTGCTCAACCAACGGCAATATGTTCTCCGTATACAAATCTTTTTTAGCTTCTTTATAATTGCTGAACTTGCTGTTTGTCCTGTCCCCGATTAAAATGCTCGGCACGTTCATTACTGCCGCAGTAGTATTCCTTATTTCGTCCATCGCATTCAGAAAATCAAAGTCCTGCGGAGAAAAGTCAGCCTCTTTTATTTCAGCACCTTCTCCATCCAAAATAATTGGTTTCCCAACATTTCTAGCACCACTATTCTGTTGAATTTCGTCTTTAATTTCCTTTTTCTTAAAAGCATTTAAGAACTTCTTAACAATAATGATAAGATTCCTCTTACCGCCATTTTTCAATATGCTGTTATTCCATTGCATTATGTAGCACCAGTAATTATGCAAAGCTGTCAATGATTGCACCTTGCTTATTCCATATCCTGCTCCAGCGATATTGTCATAAATGTTCACACCTTTGATATAGTGAAACATCTTTAAATCTTCGCCCTTGTATTCCTTGTTGTTAATTCTTATTGATTTGATACCATTCAACACATTCTGATTATCGTATTCAATATGATAAGAGCCTTTTTTGAATAAAATAAGTTCAGCTTTTGTAAATAAATCAACTCTCATTACAAGCAGTTCCCCAAACAGAATATAATACAAAGCAAAATAATTAATAAATTGGTCTGTGTTAAGCAAGGAATTAGGATTCTTAAGTGTATTTAGCACATAACTGCTTTTTACATCTTTCACATTGTCGCTATAACCTTTTTTATATGTTCCCCATTTTAAATTGTTAATTGCTTCATTTATTCTTGTTATTGCACTAGATGTAAACGGATTCTTGTATAGTTGGCTCAAAAACTTTTCAGGATCTTCGTCTCCAAGAGAATAATTATTTATAAATTCTGATAGCGTAACTGGAGACCTGGTACTCCAAAATCCTTTGGAAAAAATATTAAGTCTCATTATCCACCTCCTCTTTATAATAATGTTTATTTAATATATATGGCGTGTAGTCACTTAAAGCATACTTGATAGCATCGAATGAATGTGGGTCAATATTAAATGGCTTTTGTGTCTTAGGATTTTTAGCAATTAATCCGTCTTTATTAAAAAACCATTTCATTTCTGCCAGTTCCCTGTATGTATTCGGACATACATTCTTATCAACGAATATATTCCTAAACGACTGTATTTTCTTAACACCTGCTTTACTTATATCGCTTGTCTTTTTAACTGGATTAATCATCACATTGTTCATATTGTAAAAAGCTATTGCTTTTGGCTCTGCACTATCCGCATAAACAACTTCACCATCATTTATTAATTTCTGTATCATTTCAGTTTCTAACATTTCTACATCAGTCAAATGATTATCGTAAAATTCTTCATAAATATATAAATCATTCGATTCTTCATCTATCACAACTCTCACTATTGCATTGTATGAATTACTAAATCCGAAATCGAAACCAGCGAACCTGTTCCATTTGCCTTCAATCAATTTTTCTATCCTGCTTTGTTCCATATGATGTAAATTCCTAAATAATGTATCTCCAGCACTTCCGAATCTACCTAACGTCTTTATTGCTCTCAAATAGTCGTCTGTTTCTGTTTCCAAGTCTGCTATAAAGTTATCAGGCAAAAATTTGTTGTCCGTGTATACTGAATGATGTAAGTATATATTTTCAGAAAACACATTTCCTTTTTTCAGATTTACTTCATTCTTTATTTTCATAATCCGTTCAGCATATAGATTATTTTCATCTTTTCCAGCAAATTTTAATACTTCTGTCAAATATTTATACGTCCATACTCCAAACTCATTAGGATTAGTTGTTAAAATCAATATATTTCTGTTTTTTATACTTCTCAATCTCGATTTAAGCTCTTTAAATGATTTGTAATCAATTTCATCTGCCTCTTCTATCCAAATAGTATCTATGTCTTTTATTGATTTTATTTTTTTTACATTATCTAATCCTCTGAAAATAAATTCAGTTCCTGTTACAGTACAAGTAATTTTCATCGGTGTAGTTGTAAAATAAAAATATTTATCCAATCCAAAACTATAAATAATATCTTGAATATCAGCGTAACAACTTTCTTTCAAGTTATCTCTTATTTGCCTTACCACTAATATTTTTCTTTTTTCTTTCAAAGCTAATAAAACCAATTTAACTGCTGCATTATATGATTTACTACTTCCGTATCCGCCTAATAAAAAATAAATGTGCTGTTCCTGATCTAACAAAAACTCTTGAAAATGTTTGTTCACTTCACTTCTTATTTTCATTAAATCCCCACCAACTCTATTTCTATTTTTTTATCTTCTTCATCAAAAGATTTTATTTTTGATTTCTCGATTTCAAGTTTTTCACGTTGCATTTCTTCTTCAGCAAGCTGTCTATCAATCTCAAGCACCTCATAAGCAGTCAGCATTTTACCAGTCCGCATTAAATCATTTCCCATTTTCTTTATTGTTATATATGCTTTGTCATATTCTTGTACTTTTTTGGTGTCCATTTCTTGCGAATTTATTTCTTTAGTTGCTCTTACTATTAAATTTGCTTTTGCGGTTTCTGTCCCTTTTAATATTCTGTATAATTCGCCTTTGTAAACTTCTTCGACGATTTTTTCAAGATATTTTTCTGTACGTTCCTTTCTTAGTTGTCTTGCATTTTTTGTTTTTCTGCTATAAGTGCGTTCTGAAATGCCATACTCGGACATTATTTCTTGTTTGCTTTTACCTTCCAAAATATCCCTTTGTATCTTTATTTCTTTTTCATTTGCACCCTTTTGTCTTGGGGGTGCAATTTTCTTTTTAGGGGGTGCATTAGTTAAGGGTGCATTCATCTGTTTTTTTTTCCAGCCATCTCTTTTTTTCCAACTTTTGACTGTATTAATACTTTGATTATATTTTCTACATAATTCTGTGATTCCTGCACCATTTTCATATTCTTTTCTTAACAGATCTCGTAAGTCCTGCTTATCCATTCTTATATTCTTCCCAATTTACAGTTTTTCCATTCATCTTTATTTCTTTTTCTCCTGTAAATTTTAAATATCTTTCTATAATTACTTGCACCCACTTGGTTTCTAATTCCATTAAATATGCTTTCCTGTTTAGTTGTTCACAAGCTATCAGTGTACTTCCGCTTCCACCAAATAAATCTAATACCTTTTCGTTTTCTTTTGTAGTGCTTTCAATAGCAGTTGCTGATAACTTAATAGGCTTTTGAGTTGGATGTACATAGTTTATTGAAGCATCTTTGTTAATCGTCCACACACTGCCTATTCTTTTTCCTGTTATTTCACAATTTCTTGAACTGCACAGAATTAATTCATAATCAGTTGCAAAAGTATGTTTTAAATCTCCCATACCTCCACCACCTTTATTCCAAACGATAATATTTGTAAGTTCAAAATACTCTTCAAACAGTTTAATCCACTCTTTAATGTTTTTCCAAGAAGCACATATGAAAACAAATCCACTACAGAATTTTTTTAAAATTGGCATAAAGTTCAATATTTTATCATCATTTGTAAGCATATCAAATTTATCACTTTTCGTTCTCATGTTTGATTGATATTTATAGCCATATGGAGGATCAGTAAAAACCATGTTTACTTTTTTTCCACTTATCAATTTTTTTACATCTTCTAAATTAGTGCTGTCTCCGCACATCACTCTGTGGTTTCCTAATTCAATTAAATCTCCCATTTTTATTACAACGTTTTCAGGCTCTGCTATTTCCAAATCATCTTCAATAATTTCAATTCCGTCTTCTTCAGCCTCTTCGATTCCGTCTTCTGTTATTTCTTCTAACTCCGCTTCGTCGAAACCTAACAAATCCAAATCAAATCCATTCACTTCCAGCTTATTCAATTCATATTGCAATTTTTCAATATCGAACTCTGTATTCATAGTTAATTTATTGTGAGCAATAGCATAAGCTGTTTTCTGCTCCTCTGTTAAATGATTTAATCTGATTACTTCAACTTCTGTATATCCAAGTTCTTTTAATGCCAAATATCTTCCGTGTCCTTCGATTATTATGCCTTTTTCATCAATTGCAGTTGGATCATTAAATCCAAATTCTTGAATACTGTTTTTAATTTGTTCTATTTGCCATTCAGGATGTTCTTTTGCGTTTCCTGAATACTCCATTATTTTGCTGATATTTATTTTCTCAATCTTCATTTTACCCCCTTTCTTTGATTTTTAGACAAAAAAAGAGCCGACTTATAAATAGACTATTCTTAATCTATATATAAATCGACTCACAAACTTTTTGCTCTTGTCTTTATTCTATTGTATCACGCCATAACTCTCTTCCTTTGAATTTATTATCTTTGAATTTAAAAGTCACTTTGACTTCGCCTTTCATTTTAATTACTTTGAAAAGTTCTATAACGCAAAAAAAAATATTTCTATCATTTTCGATTACTTTTATCTGCTCTTTAGTAAGCATTTTATCACTCCTTTATTATACCTTATTTTATCAGTTTTTTCAAGTGTTTGAGCTCTGTTTTTTCTTGAAAAAATTTAAAATTTTAAACAATAAACTTTTTTGATGTTTTTCGTTCACTTCTTTTTGCTTTTGTTCCTGTTTTTCTTTTTCTTCTAGATAATTTGCTGCAAATTCAAGAAATCTTTTCCCTTCTTCTCGAATCATTTTCTCTGTAAATTCTCTTATCAATTCTAATTCCATTTCTTCCGTAAATTCTCTTTTAAAAAGTACAATCACTTGTTTGTTTTTAAATTTTTCTGGAAAGTGTTCTTTTAGAAAATCTATTTTAAATTTATAAAATTCCTCCCAACCAAAATCTGTTAAATTTTCATAAAAAAGCTTTTTGTCACCTATTAAATCATAAACATCATATTTTCCCATTTACTCGCTCCTTTTGCCAATATTTTTTTGCTGAACTAAAACAAAATACCACGACCGCATAGTAAAGATTCTTTCAACTCCGACAATTCTTTTTCTAAACGTTTTCTTTTTTTGTATAAATCAAATAGTCTAAAATCAATTATCACACATGAATTTGGATATTTTACTTCAAAATCTCTTTCCTTTTCTTCTATTTCACAATTAACTGTGTTCAATTTTTTTCTTAAAATAAATATTTCGTCTTCTATTAGTTCTGTTAGAATATCACTCATTCTTTATCCTCCTTAAATACCTTTTTATTACAGTTAATTATACCACTTTATACTCTAATTGCAAAAAATACAATCAAATTTATTATTGCATAAAACACCAGAAAAATAAAAAAACAAAAAACTAAAAAATATATTACATTGTTAAGTGTATAATTAATTCTGGCTATATTTTTAAGATTCTTTTTTACATCTTCAACTAAAGCATATAAATAGCTGACTAAAAAGAAAACTAAAAATATTGTAACTGCTGCACTTAAAATTCTCATTATTATTTCCATTATTCCTCCTCTGTTATTACAATCGCATTATCAATTGTAACTCTGCGATTATTCTCACTTATTAAGTTTAACGATATTCTTCCGCTCTCATCCGAATCTCTTACCCTTATCAGCCCTTTGTATTCCTTTAACAATTTTCCGTCAAGAGTATAAATTTGTACTGTCCTTTTTAGCCCTTTCGTATCACTCTCCCAATCTTTTTGAGTATCTTCCCATCTTGCACAGCTTCCTGTCAATCCTAAAATTGCAATTCCTAATAATAATTTTTTCATTTTCATCCTCCTAATTTATCGTTTTCCTTACATCATCCAAACGTTTTTTATACCATTTTGCTGACTTCAGCAAT